AAGAAAAATTATAAAAATATGCTCAAAACTACAAAATTAAGCCTTAAATTCTTTATAAATTTAAAAATCTATACAAAATGAAAGGAGAAAAAATATGTTCTATATATACACAAAAACTAAGAGGGCAGAGGTAAAGTTTTCAGTTAATCTAACTGCAGAAGAAGTTAGAGACTATATGAATAATAATTTATTTTTAGATTACCCTGACCTTAATAAAGATGATTATATTATAGTTGAAAGGAATGAAGCTTTTAAAAATCCAACTTATGATCCTTCAACTAATATGATAAGAGAAATGTCAAGAGAAGAACTAATTGAAGAAGGAATAGAAGTTCAATTAGAACCAGGAGAAGTTGTAAGAGATAAAAAGATTGTGAAAATTCCTAAACCAAATAAAAATGAAAAGTATTTAACTTGGAATAGAGATTCTGCTATATGGGAATATGATTCAAAAAGAGAAAAAGATGATTATTTTAATCTAGTAGATCAACTAAAAAATGAAGCATTAGAATATGGTTTTGATTATAAAAATCATAGACAAAGATTAAGAACAAAAGATTTGATATATATGGAAATATCAATTAAATCTTTAGAAATAGGAAAAAAGAAAACTAAAAGAGATTTAAAATCTACCTGGTATTTTCAAGATGGATTTGGAATGCCAATGTCAGTAGAAGATTTAGAGGATATGATGTTTTCTGGAACAATGTTTATACAGTCAATTTTCAATTCTGAAAGTTTTTTCAAAACAGAAATTGAACCTAAAGAGTTGAAAATCACAGAATTTAAAAATAAAGTAAATGAATTACATAAATTAGTTATGAAAGCAGTAGGAGGCAAAGAATGAAAATAGCACTAATTATTGGACATAACAAAAGATCTAAGGGGGCTTATTCACAAATAGTAGGAAGTGAATATGATTATTGGAAAAGAGTAGCTGAAAAAATTAAAACTGTTGTTCCTGAATTAGTTGACATATATGAAAGAGAACCTAATGAATATTACACAAGAGAAATGTATAAAGTTTTGGAAGAACTTAATTCTAAAGATTATAAACTATGTATTGAACTTCATTTTAATGCTGCTGAAAATAAAATGGCAAATGGTTGTGAATGTTTGGTTTACTATACAAATGATAAAGCTAAAAAATTAGCAACTAACTTTATGGCTAGATTACAAAATGTGTTTGGCAGTAAGATAAGAGGTAGAAATGGAATAATAGAGATCCAGGATAGTAAAGTTAGGGGTGGTTATGGAATATGTAAGTCAAAAGATACATATATATTGGTAGAACCTTTCTTTGGAACTAACAATGATGAATCTTTAAAGTATTCTGTAGAAAGTGATGTTATAAATTTATTTGTAAATTTTATTAAAGAAATTTAGGAGGATAATATGGCAATATTAGATAAAACTTTAGAAATAGTAAATAAATTTGTTCCTGATAAAAATGCTCAAGCTGAGCTTGAAAAAGAATTAAGAAGATTAGATATTGAAGATGCTAAAACTAAGCAAAAACTTTTTGAAAAGATAATACCTATAACTTTTCCATTATGTGTTTGGATTGGTTGTGCTTGGTGTGCTTGGGGACTTATATTATCAATTTTGGCTTTTATTTTAGAAAGAAGATATATATTCTTTGAAGTAAATGTTCCTACATTTTTAATAATGTGTTGTGGAATGTTTGGAGCTGGATTATGGGGTAAAAAGAATATAGGTGAATATTTTAAAGGAAAAAATAACAAAGGAGATGAAGAATGAAACAGATAATTTTTATATTATTAATGTCATTTTTTATTAAAGGTTGTACTAACAGTGATCCTGGAACAAGTGTAGCTGATATCCCTCTTAAAGTAGAAAATATATCTAAGGAACAATTAGAAGAAACAGTAAAAGATAAAACAGTAACAGTTGAAAAAGTAGGGAAAAAGAAATTTATAAGAAAAAAAGTTATAGAAGCACAATACACAGAATATATTTTTAAATAGGGGGAAGAGATATGACAGTAGAATTTTTAGAAATTATTGCCAAAATATGTGCATATGCTATAGCTTTTTTTATCTGGCTAATTGGAGGATGGGATACTCTCTCGCAAGTATTATTTGGATTAATGTTTTTAGATTTTTTGAGTGGAATGTTTGTTGGCTACAAAACACAAAATCTTAATTCTAAGAGAGCTTTCAAAGGTTTGAGAAAAAAGCTTTTAATCTTAGTTGTATTGTGTGGTGCTTCTTTGATGCATAAATTAGTTCCAGAACTAGCTTTTAGAACTTTAGTAGGATTATTTTATTGTGCTAATGAATTACTAAGTATAGCAGAAAATGGAGCAAGAGCAGGATTACCTATTCCACAAAAATTAAAAGCAGCTCTTGAACAGTGTAAAGGAGATAAGTGTAATACAGATTCTTTAAAAGATAAAGAAAAAAATATAAAACCTGAAGATATAAAACAAGAGGATTTTGATAATGAAATTAAATGAACTTAAAGGGTAGGATTTTCCTACTCTTTTTTTATAAAAAAAATTTAAAGGTTCAAAAAAATATCTTGACTTTTTTGAACCTTTAAAGTATAATAGATATATAAGGAGGTGAGAAGATGTCCACTTTAAAGGAGATATTGGAGATAATCTTTTATATCTTATCCATCATTGTTCTTATTAGGCAATTGAGAAAATAAGATGTAACAAGAGAAAGGAGGTTTGAGAGTAATCTCACTCCTCCACTCTCCCCTATCTTCCTTTAAAAATAAAAGAAAAAGGAGGGATAAAATGGAAGTATTAAGAACTATAAATGATATATTACAACCTATAACATTAATACTAGTTATAATTGTATTAATAAAACTAAATAAAAAGAAATAAGCCCTCTTAGTTAAACTAAGAAGGCTCAAAAATGTCCACTTTAAATTTGTAATTAATTATAACATTTATAATAATTAAAATCAAGGGAGAAATTATGAAAGATAAAAAAAAGATAGGAAGACCTCCAGCAAAAGATCCAATCAACCATAGCATAAAAATAGGATTGAATGAAGAATTATATGATAAAGTTATTGAGTATAGTAATAAAAATAGAAAATCAATAGCTGAAACAGTGAGAGAAGCATTAAAAATATTGTTAAAAAAATAAGGAGGGGTAAAATGGAAAAATTAGAAATTAAATTAGTAAATAATTTTATATGTGATGTGGCAAGATTTATAGAACATAAGGATAATAAAGAAAGTGGCTATAGAAAACATCCAATGAAAGATTTTGATTGGGATTTTATAGATGATAGCCAAATTTTTGATAATGAAGTTTTTGACTATATAAGAAGTTTTAACTTCGAAATAAAATCATTAAAAAAGATATTACTAAATGAAGAAAGAACTAGAAATGAAAAAAGAGAATATTTGTATCACATAAGCGATATATGTATAAAATACCTAGTAAAAATATATGAAATAATGAAAGGAACAGAAGATTTTGATACTTTTAAAGATATAGTAGAAGATTGTTACCAAACTATTTTAAAAGATTTATATGACTATAATAAAAATGATAATACTTTATATATAAGAGATATCGAAATCCTAGAATTTTTAGATGATATTTCTTCTGAAAATATGCCTGAAAATTTAAAAGAACTTGCAAGTGATTTAGGAAGGGAATTAGATACAAATAATAAACAATATTTAAAAGAAATAGCAGACATAATTCGTGAAGATGATGAAAGTTTTAGAATAGGTTTAAATTGGAAAAAACTTTCAGAAGCAAGAGATATGGCATTTGATATATAAAAATGCTTCTATTCCAATTAGGAGAAAAAAATTAACCGTAAACATAAAATGTACTCTTAAAGAGAATAAATTTTTATGGAGGTAAAAAATGGATATTAAAGAATTTAGTAAAGCAGTAGGAACAGTATTAGGTTATTATAAGGAAAGAGTAAAAAATTTAAAGGGTATTACAGATATAGATAATGCCTTAAAAGAAATTGGAAGAACAGAAGAAGCACGAGGAGCAAAGGAATTAATTTATAATATTACTATGTCAAATAGCAATATAGAACTGGAAGATAGAATAAGAAGATGTATAAGTGATATAATGCTATTTGAAGATAAAGAAAGATTAGATGGAAGTTTAATGTTAGGGTATTATTATAAAGAACAAGCATAGAAGCAGGATTAATTTCCTGCTTTTTTTTATTGAAAATGAAAAAAAGATATAAAAATATCTTGCCTTTTTCTCAATATATAAAGTAT